GCCTACGATGCTGATGGATGTAGGCGACATCGATCTGTCGGGGCTTGTGTGCTCAATCGCCTGGGTCTCGCGCCAGCCTGCTTGTGTTTTCATCCAGAAAATCATCGCAGCGGTGTCGCCCGACTTTGCTTTATTAAACAGAGCGCCGCCAATCGTTGCGTTTGCCTTTGCTTTGGACTGATCAAGCTCATCTCGGTAATGCTTGCGTAATGTTTTAGGGTCGATACCAATAATACTGGCAAGCGCCTCTTGAGTAGTGCCAACCATTGTATGTAACTGCACAAGCTCGCGCGTTGCTCTCGTAGGCTCGTGTGGTGGCGCGCCTGGTGATGGTTTCTTATCTGTCATTGCTCACCTCCTCGAATGTCTCACCGGTCGCTTCCAGCGTTGCGGCCTTGCCGGTGTAATCTTGCCATCGCTTTATGATTACATCAACGTATTTGGGGTCGAGTTCCATCAGGTATGCTTTTCTTCCTGTTTTTTCGCAGGCGATTAGAGTTGAGCCGCTGCCGCCGAAGAGGTCAAGTACATTGCTGCCCATTTTGCTAGAATTATTTATTGCTTCCTCTGGGATAAAAATTGGCTTTTGTGTTGGGTGAACGTTTTTGCTTTTATCATAGCCACCAAAATCCCAAACAGTCGTTTTTGTTCTGTCGTCCGTAAAGTATGGCGATCCCTTTGTTAGAAATAAACAGGGTTCGTGCGCCCATTGATACCTAGTGCGACTAAGCAACATGGGCTTTTTCCATATTATTGTTTGAGCGAATACAAATCCAGCATCTAAGGCTGCTTTCTTAAAGTTTATCGTTTCCCTGTCTGCATGCCAAACATAAATTGATGATCCGTCTTTGAGTGCGTTGTAAGCACAAGAGTAAAAACCAAAAAGAAACTCATAGAAATCAGCATCGCTCATTGTGTCATTTTTTATTTTACCTAAGTCAGTCTTGCTTGCTTTGGGTCTGTTTGCGTTTGAATAATCAACATTATAAGGCGGGTCGGTGTGGCAGAGGTCAGCTTTTGCGCCATCCATCAGCTTCTCAACCGCATCAATGCTCGTCGAGTCGCCACACATCAGCCGGTGATTGCCAAGCAGCCACACGTCACCCAGCACTGTAACAGGCTCGTCCGCCAGCTCTGGCACTGCGTCCTCATCGGTCAATCCCTCTTCGATTTCTTCAATCTGTAGCTCGTCAATTTCATCTAGGCTAAAACCAGTGAGTTCAAGGTCAAAGCCAAGCTCGCCTAACTCGCCTAACTCAATGCGCAGCATCTCGTCATCCCAGCCGGCATTAAGAGCTAGTTTATTGTCGGCGATTACGTAGGCTTTGCGCTGTGCATCAGTCAGATGTGACGCCTCAACGCACGGCAGCTCTTTTAACCCAAGCTTTTGCGCTGCCATCACACGCCCATGACCTGCAATGATTCCGTTTTCGCCGTCAACGATGATCGGGTTTAGAAAGCCAAACTCTTTGATGCTGGCTGCAATTTGTGCCACTTGCTCATCGCTATGAGTGCGTGAATTACGTGCGTACGGAATCAAGCTGTCAATTGAAACTTTTTTATACTCGGGAAAATTGGTCATACCTAACTTTTAAATTTCACTTTGTACCAATAATAACATATTTGGTTTTACTGATACCCACTGCAATCCACCTCAACCCCTTTATAGTTTGTCCAATGTCCGTTACACATATTATAACGCGCTCCACAACAACCACACCAAAAAACAGCTCCACGCTGTGAGTAGGGCTGCGCAGGCTAAGATTAGTGGTTTCATTACTCGTTCTCCAATATCGCTGCAAAAACTGCCAAGCACTTCCACCCCTCCCTTAAATACCGTTTACAGCCCACCACGGGCTTGCTACTGCGTTTTTACTGCTCTACCTATACACAATTATTTAATCCCTCCTGTGCTCTTGTGCCCTCCTGCTGGCTCAAATCCATAATTACGTTGGCTAAGCTCGGTCAGCTTAGCAGCCTTTTCATCACTTAAATCACCAAGATGTACCATTGTGTTAAGAGGCCATAACCGCACGCAGCCACCGTTACGCATATTAAGTGTTCGTGGGTATGTATATCCATCCACCTCACAATGGTACGGCACCTCAAGCGACTTTAGCTCATTCCCATATATGCTCTTTAGTCCCTCATCAACAAAAACTATCCAAAAAGGCATATTATGCAACTGTGAGAACTGCTGATATTGCTCAAAATGCCTCTGGTTAACGCCAGTAGCATTCCACTTGTTCATGCGGCTTTTGGTTTTAACGTCCAATGCGATAGCGCGCTCCTTTCTAAGTGTTGCCAGCATATCGAAGTGATGCGCCCCCTCGGTTAAAGGCATGTAAACAGTCCAGCCTTTTTGCTCCATCTTTTGGCGTATAATCTGCTCACCAATGGCGCCTTTCTTGAGTGCCACGCTAAAATTTGCTCGTATCATTTCCTAGCACCTCCCAGCCTTCACGCTTGCTGCGCGCAAAATATTCTAGTTTACGTCCTGCTGTTATTGCTTCCACCATCTCGTAAAACGCCTCTGGCTTCCTGCTGTGCTCTCGACGCGGCTCATGGATAATGTCGCGCCATGTAGTGTTTTCCCAAAACGGCTTGCCCTTGACGCCCACCAAGCAAAACTCGCATTGCATCCTAAGCCAGCGCCCCATACCTATTTTTTCCTTGTTCCACACAAGAGTAGCCTTGTAGGTAAACCCCCACTTGTCCAGCAACCCCTTAGCATCAAAAATAAACTGGTGGGTAGTCCATAGGAAAATCACAGCATCATCCTTTGCGGGCGGCTCGATTTCCAGCAACTCGGCTTGGCTCATCTCTGGGTACGGGTTCGCCACTCGGCTTCCTTGTGGGTCGTATTCGCGCCCATATGCCCATGGGGGGTCAAGTACGATAACATCGAATAGGCCTGCGTTTTCTGTTTGCTCGTTTAGGCTTGGCGCCTCCTCTATTGCTTTTCTCTGCGCCTCGATAGCGGCTTGGCGTTCTGCTCGTTTTCGAGCGCGCTCTGCCTCTTGTTCTGCTTTTATAATTTCTCTCGCCTCGTCCATTGTGAGCGTCTTGTTTTCATCGGCTGCTTTTTTTATTACTGGCGCTATCTTTGCCGCTTCATTTAGCCTTACCTCACCACGCATTACAGCGCCCGCCAAAGGCGTTCCATCAACTGCGCTTGCTGCTTTGCCTGCGTTTCGTACCGTACGCTCTGATACGCCATGCCGCTCTGCCAACACCTCACTAGTTTTTGGCATGTGGCAGTTTTTGCCACTTGGCTTGCTATGTTGATTACCCCTATCACCCCCATGGGTAGATTTAGTGCTGTTATAAATCCTGCCCAGTATCAACCTGAACGCTTCGGGGTGCAGATTGCGTCTGCCAATCTGGTTTTTATCTATCCACTCGAGCGCCTGCTCTCTGCCGTCCAGTTTTATTTTTTTCGTTTGGTACTTTATCCCGTGCTTTGTGCAAATGGCGTGACGGTTATGCCCATCAAGAAGAACCTCACCTTCACTGCCATCCCACACAACCAGCGGGTCTCGACACCCATACTCAAGAATGTTTTTCTCGAGCTGCGTAAATTCACTTTCCGATAGAGGTGGTATTCGCCTCTTGAACTCATCATCAATTATCAGCACATTTACTCCAAATAAAAAAGCCGTGTAGTGCATACCTGTCTGCCAAGACACCCGATCAGTAAGGGTTGGTACACACTACACGGCTAACTGATCAATTTGTCTTGGCACATTTCTATTATATCTTTTTCTGCCATTATTTGCTAGCTCTGCCCGTCGGAGGTTTTATATTCCTCCAGCGCCTTTCTCACGCCAGCGGACATATTGCCACCACCAATCTGCCGAGCCTTTTCCGCCAGCTCGGTAGTTAGCATGATATTTCTTGGTATTGCATCTACCAGCCTGGGTTTTGGTCCTCGTTTCTTTTCTCGCATATCAGCTCCTGTTTTTTACATTAAATTTAATTATACATGAAAAAATAAAAAAGTACACAACCAGCTTCAAAAAAATATGCGCCACGCCGACCTAGTAGAGGGGCGTATATCTATGTATGCAGCCACCCCAAAAACCGCTTTTCTCACTTGGCAGGCAAACACCAACAAAATCGCCGCAACAACAGCTACAACAAACAACACTCCTACGGAGTGTGTTGTTTTTGTTGTAAGCGCT